TCTGTCAGGGTCATTAATATAATGAATTTCATCGAAAACAACACAACCAAGTTCTGTTTGGATATCCATTTCAAAATGGAGAGAAATTTGTTCTTTAGAGACAACATTTTCTTCAATCATTTTTTTCTGAAAAAGAGTATTATAAAGAATTTCAGTAGTCATAATAATTACGTCAGCTTCTGGATTAAATTTAATATCACCGGTTAAAAGACCGAAGGATACTTCAGGAAATTTATTCTGTAAATCATGAAATTTTTCATTACTTAGGGCTTTTATAGGGGTTGTATAAACGACTTTTTTTCCTTGATTAGTAAAATAATCTATAGAAAACTCGGCTGGAAGAGTTTTCCCACTACCAGTATGTGCTGTAATAATTATATTTTTTTTTTCAACAATGCCCATAATAGCCCATTTTTGAAAATCGGATAATTCAAATTCCCATTTATCAAAATATGTTTGATATGAAGTTTCTTGAAATATATTATTTAAAATTTTCATTATTAATAGTTAATATTAAAATAATAAATTTAAATGGTTTCAATTTAATTTTGTTTATAATATATATATTATGAGTGTATATGGAAGTACGCAGGCTAGAGAGGAATTATTAGAAACACTCACTCGTTTAGGTTCCGCTGGCGATGCCGGTGGTGGTGAGAGCAAAGGAAATATGTTTACGGGTGTATCAACACGGAGCATGATACCACAAGAACAAATTTATCCTTTCACGCTAATGAACAAAATTATTACAAAAATAAGAACTCGCAAAACTATATCATATGATGATGCTATTTTCATTTTAGGCGGTATAAAATCATCGACTTGGTTAAGGACCCCAGGAAATTGTTTTAGTTACTATCCAGCACCTAAAGATCAACTGGGTACAGTAACTAAATATGAAGAAGAATTATTGGCTAGTAGCAATGAAAGACATATGGATTTAATAAGATTTATGGCTGAAGATAGCATTAAAATACATCATGATGACCGTGGAGAGGTGCCCATAGACTTGAAATTTCGATATTTAGCTGGCCCAAATTCATATAGTAGAGACAAATTAAACTCCTTTATGGATACACTACCCTGTCATCCAAGATATGATTGGACTATGGGTTGTTTCGTTTTTTCAGATCGCATTCAAAGCCCCGGGCGGGAAGCAGATCAACGCAAGAATAGTTTTTATAATATTCCAATTTGGAAAGGAGACGGTACAGTATTTAGCTGGAGACCAACATACGAAGGTATGAGTGAAGATGATTTAAAAAGTTTAATGAATGGACTAGTTCGTCAAGAAGGTACAATGTTCATGAATTGGAGTTGGGCAGAAGAAGCTTCTTTAACACCAAAAGTTAAAGCACTTTTGAACACATTTAAAACTCACTTTGACAATGAGAAATGGACGAGAACATTAAGTGGTCATGAAATAATAAGGGATGGTCCGAGGAGCAGACGAACGGCTACTCCGTTTAGCGAATTTTCTAATCTAAATCTTTCAGATAGATATGGTAGAATATACCAGATGATTTGTTTTTTTAATTTAGATAGTTACTGGGAAAGTGATGACAATTTTCATAGTATAGTAAGAATTAACTATGGATTTTTAATTTACCATATTATGTTAACTATACTAGGAGAATTTGCTGAAAGTGAAAATAATTCAAATGCTCATAATTATTGGTCTGTTAAACAGTCTGATATAAATAAACTTTTCTCTTATAATATACTCGATTTAACTTTTTTACCTGAACAAATAATGTCGGGGAAAGCAAAAGTTCCACCAACTCCTTCTCAAATAACAAATAATATAGGAAAATATAATCAAATTATGATAGAGCTTAATAAACATTTTCAGGGAGTTCCACGTCGTATTCAAGTTTATAGATTATATCAGGGTTCGAGCGCAAAAAACAGAAAGTTATTACTATGTAATATTTCACATGGAACGCTTTTTACGAAAAGTTTTGGACTTGAATTAATTAATCATATGATGAGGACCCCTGCCGCAGCACGCGACCCTTTAGAGTCTAGCGACGGGGAAGAGGTATTAAACTTTGGTGAAATAAATATCGTGGATGATGGAAATAGAAGTTTATGTTTATGTGATGAACGTGAACAACTTGGTGTATCAGGTCTAAATGATTTCACTTTTATAAATGTTGCTTTAAATTGTACACCTAACATTATACCAATTAAAACACCAGAATTTACTACAAGAAAAAATGTGATACATCAAATAAATTATGCGGCTTCGCCAATTGGTATATTTGATAATTATATTACAGAAAACATAATCCAAACTGAACTTAGAAAAGCTTTTGATTATTTAAAAAAAATAGGAATTTCTATATCAGTAATGCCTAGGTCAAATCCATTACAAAGTAGATATGGCCCGGACGTGTGGCTCCAAGTTCACCGAGCACTAGGAGACACCGCAAGTACAAGAAGATTTAATACGGCTGGGACACATAATGTTGTTGATTTTTTAACCGGCCTTCATACGTCGGATAGACTAAAAAGATGGATAGAAGATTGGGAAGCAGAACCAGATCGAGCAAAAAAAGATAGAATATGGAGTGAAATTATAAAAAAATTGAGAAAGAGAGGGTTGTCCCAAGCTGCTAATTATTTAGAAAGTAAAACTGGTACATTAAGAAATGCAAAGCTTAATGATGTACTACTGATGTATCCATTTTTAATTGGTGGAAAAAGGAAAACACGTAAAAAAAAGAAAAAAAGGAAAAGAAAAAAGAAAAAAACACGACGAAAAAGAAAGAAACCAAAAAAGAAAACAAGGAAAAAACATAAAACCAAACGCAAACGCTAATAAGTTTTTAATAAAATTAATTATATTATGATAACCATTTAAAAAGATTTCAGCATTTATTATTATAAAATGAGTAATACGCAGAATGATGCTAATGCTACACCCGTGAGTGGTGAATCCCGCCAGCTGGGAATTGTAAAATGGTTCAACAATAAAGCTGGATTTGGTTTTGTAACTACCTTGGGAGATGATGGAAAGGACGTTTTTGTCCACCATTCAGGTGTTTCTGTGAATAGGGAACAATATAAATATCTTGTACAGGGAGAATATGTAGAGTTTAAGCTTTCTAAGAGTGAGAGTGATACTCATGAGTGGCAGGCTACTGATGTCACTGGTGTCCAGGGTGGTCATCTAATGTGTGAGACGCGTTTTCTCAGCAAGCAGGAGAGAATTGATAAGTACGGCGAGTCAGATGATTCTAGGCGTGAGCGCCGGAATGTGAGAGCTCGTGGAAGTGGTCCAAGGGGTGACCGCCGACCCGCACGCAATCGTCGTTGGAGTATGGATGAGGGAGCACGTTCTTCTCAGGGAACTGAGTAATTCATTTAATATTTTTTATTTTTAATTAAATTTTTAAATAATCTTTTAATTAAAATATTTAATATTCAAAAACTTTTATTTTTTATTTAAAATTGATTTAAAGAATATCTAGAATATTGTAGATATAAAATGAGCGAAAAAAATGAAAAATCAGTTCCATCTATTCCACTAGAAGAAGCTAGTGCTATATTTAAGGATATTTTGGGTTGTATATCTAGTTTAAAATCTCAACTTACGGCACTTAGTCACCAAATAAAGTTGGTAGAAAAAAAAGTGAATAAAAAGATGAAAAGTTTGGAAAAGGAAAATATAAAAAATAAAAATAAAGGTAATCGCAACCCATCTGGATTTGCGAATCCAACAAAAATTTCAAGCGAGTTATGTGAGTTTATGAAAATACCAAATGGTTCTGAGGTGGCTAGAACAGAAGTAACAAAACATATTATTCAATACATTAAAGATAATAATCTCCAAAGTAAAGAAAATGCCAAGCTAATTGCGCCTAATAATAAACTCAAGAAGCTACTTAAAGTAAAAGATACGGATGACCCTCTATCTTACTTTAATATTCAGCGTTACATGAATAAGCATTTTATTAAATCTGAACAATAATATTTATAATATATATTAAATGAAATTACCGAATACATGGGAATTTTATTATTCGTATTTGTATTGTAATAATTAAAAATCAATAGGTTAAATTTTATATCTTAATTTAAATATAAAATTTATTGAATCATGGGTATACAAAAGTAAATAACAATAACAATAAGAAAAGCAAATATCTTTTTTTTTACGAAATTGCGACTAACATTTAACCAATGTCTTCTTTGTTCTTCTGTGTCTAAATGATTCAACATGTAATCACTTTTCGGCAAAACATAGTAAACACAACTTGTCGTTAATATTAATACAATTCCCGCCAAACAATGTTTTGAGGTTGATTGAAAATCAGTCAAAATGACAAACAATCCTAAAAGACCTCCGACGCCCAAACCAGAATAGAAATGGTGTAATCTTTCTCTTCTTATTTTGTTATATTTTTCCAATTGTTCTTCATTTAAAACTTCAGAAAATTTTTTCAAATCCCCACTGTAAAGCAATGTAAATCCAAACATAAACAAATATGTTAAAAAAGTTATGTAAAATATTGTACATGTTAAAATACAGTCTTTCATATAAAATAAATAAAGATAATAAAAATATAAAGTAAAATGAATTATTATCATATATATGCTATTACAGCTGTGGTGCATATTTTCTATGTTTTTTTCAGCATCATCTAATTATTTGAATAATGATAATTATTCAAAAAATTTTTTAGATATTCCTAATACAGGTATTATTAAAACAGATGAGTATCCATATATTGGTTTTGGGTGTACAGTATTAGATGGAGATAGTGTTTATTTAATATCTTCCTCTCATAATCCTTATGGGAGAACTAGTAATGTAGAATATAAATGTGGTAGAACGAAAAAATATGTTGAGGTGATAAAATATAATTTTATATATGAAAATTTTACAAATAATTTAATTATTGGTCAATCAAATCAAGAATATCCAAATGCTATGGGTGATTTAGGCAGTGATAATGTTGTAACATGTGGGTTAGATAAGAAGTATAATATATTATATTACATAGCCTCTAATTTATATTCTTGTTCAAGCAGTTATAATTATGATACATCCATTGTAAGAATAAATCCAATAGATTTTACCTTTATAGACAGAACTAAATTAATAGACATAAACAATATAGATTCTTTTTCACCATCAGTATATTATGATTATAAATATATTAACGCCCCTACTTCATCAGAAACTTTACAAGATGGTTCAATATGGATTACTTTTGGTTCAGTATATACTGGTGTTTGGAGATTAAATATATCAAGTGAAGTACCAACTATCATTGAACAATTTCAAAAAACATTTCAAATAGAATACGACAATGGATATACAATATCCGGCGAAGTAAATTATTATACCGATCGAATTCGCGAAATAAAAAAAAGTTTTATAAATAAAGACAATGGTTTATTATATTTTTTGGAAGACACTGGGTACAGAAATGCTCAATTAATAGAAATTAATGTAACAAAACCAATAGGAGATAATAATTCAAAAATTATAGAACTTGATGGTATGACATATGTAAGTGATATTGAAATAGATTATACAAATAAAAAGATATATTTTGTTAGTGGTTTATTAACAAGCGAATTGTATCAATATGATTATGATTTTAATAAAATTCCACTAAGTGAGACATGTAATGTAGATTTTTTAAAATTTCCAACAGAATGGGGTCAAATAACTAATATTGAAGTAGACTATCAATCTGGTTTTTTATATGCTATCATGTCTATAAGACATGGTACAAATGGTATTGTTAGGATACAAACAAAAGATTTACAACTACAGATGGATACTTATGAAATTTTTGGAAAAAGTATAACATATACATACCCACATGGAAATTACACATATTTTCAAGCATATACTAATTTAAATATTTCAGCATTAAGTTTAAAACATGGTAAATTACTACTTTTGCCAAACGGATATAATTATCACAAAAAAGCTGCGCTTGTTTATTTATCAGGGTGTGCTGAAGGAAGAGGATACAATGGTGAAATATGTTTTCCATGTGAAGAAGGAAAATATACTAATTCTATAGGGGGGAATTGTAAATTTTGTAATGCAGGATATTCATCAGATATAATTGAAGCTACAAATTGTGAAAGATGTGATATGGGAAAATATTCAAATGGTTTAAATACTATATTTTGCGAAGATTGCCCCCAAGGTTATTTTTCAAAAACGGAAGGTTCAAATCAATGTGTCGCATGCGAAGCAGGTAGATATTCAATTACTACGGCATCAGATGATTCCACAAATTGTTTACATTGCGAGCAGGGTAGAATAAGTGAAAAAGGTGAAACAGCATGCGAAATTTGTGAAATAGGAAAATGGGCAAAAAACAGTATTGAATGTATAGACTGTTCTGTTGGTAAATATAGTTCAACATATAATATTGTTTCAGATATGGAATGTAAATTATGCCCCATAGGTAAATATTCGAATAATGAAGGTTTAAATAATGAGAATAATTGTATATCATGTGAAGAAGGAAAAATAGGCTTACAACAGGGAGCTACTGATAGTAATTCTTGTTTATCATGTGAAATAGGAAAATATAAATTTTCAGAAAACGAATGTAATAATTGCCCACAGGGCTGGGTATCGCAAAAACAGAGCACAGAGTGTCAATTATGTCACCTGGGTTTATATGCCGATACTGATACATGTTTACCATGTTCTAAAGGTAAATATAGTTCAGTATATAATATAATTTCAGAAATAGATTGTAAGCCATGTCCTATAGGTAAATATTCAAATGTTGAAGGATTAATAAATGAAAATGATTGTATAAATTGCGAAGAAGGTAAAATAGGATTATCTCGCGGAGTAACTTCTAATTCATCATGTATTTCATGTGATTCGGGTAAATATCAATACTCGTTGAGTATGTGTTTGATATGTCCAAATGGTTGGGTTTCAAAAGAAAAAAGCACAGAATGCGTTCTCTGTGATATCGGTTTATACGCGGATGAATATAAAATTAATTGTTTACAATGTCCAAAAGGTACATATAATGACCTACAGGGTATTTTCGATATAGATGATTGTAAACATTGTGACGTAGGTAAATTTTCAAATATGTCAGGAGCGATTAATCCGACTTTTTGTAAACCATGTGAAATAGGAAAATATAGCACTGAATATGGTTTAAATAATATTAATTTATGTAAAAGTTGTGAAGCCGGGAAATTTAATAATAATATACAAAATTCGGGACAAGAATGTCAAAAATGTATCCCTGGTAAATTTTCAATGAGAAATGCTGTAGAATGTGAAGATTGTCCCATGGGAATGTACACGGGAAAATTAACTGAAATTAACACATTATTCACCGAGTGTTTATCATGTCCATCGGGTACATATAACCCAATGAATTCCAAACATGATATAATAAGTTGCTTTGAATGTCCAAATGGTTGGTGGAATAGTAAGCAAAAATCTACAAGTGAAGACGATTGTGTAGCATGTAAAGCAGGTTTATATAGCGAATTAAAGGGTTCTTCTTCCATTGAATCATGTAAAAAATGTATAGCTGGAAAATACAACGAAAATACTGGAGGGAGTTCTTCAAATGATTGTAAAGATTGTGCTACTGGAACATATTCTTCAACAGGTAGTTCAAATTGTATTCAATGTTTGCCAGGTAAATTTACATCTAATATGATGTCTACACAATGTGAAAATTGTCCAATGGGTAGATTTTCAAATAAATACGGTAGTATTTTATGTTCTCAATGTACATCAAATTCAGAACAAAATTTTGAAAAAACAAAATGTGTTTGTTCTACAGGAAGTTATACTATTAATAGTTCAAATATTGATTGTAAACGTTGTCCTCGAGAATTTACTTGTTTTAAAGGGGAAACATTAAAATCTATTAAAATAAATAAAAACTATTGGCGCCATTCCTATGCTACTATAGAAACATATAAGTGTAAAAATATTTTTGCTTGTAAAGGTGGTGAGATTAAAAACAACAGTGATGATTTATGTAATGAAGGACATTATGGTCCATTGTGTGATATATGTGAAAAAGGGTGGGCTAAGGATGACGGTGTTTGTTTGAAATGTCCTGAAAATACAGAGAGAACTATTGGATTAACAGTTGTTATACCAATTGTATGTACTATAATAATTGTTTTTTTAATCAAAACCGCAAATCCATCTGAAAATAAAAAAGAAGAAGTAAATGGTGTTGTTAAAATATTTATGAATTATGCACAAGTTTTTTCACTCGCTAGTTCTTTTCAAATTAACTGGCCTACATTGATTCGATATTTATTTGAAAGAGCAAAAGAATTTTCATCACCGAGGGTTAGTTTTTATTCTTCTGATTGTGCTATTGGATGGAGATATTATGAAAAATTAGTTGTTTATTTGGCGTTACCTGTTGTTTATGCCCTTTCTGTAACCTGTATAATAGCTATTGTTTCATTATTATTTTGTAAAAAAAAGAAAAAAAAATTAAAAAGATTTAATTCCGTGATAGAAAGGGAAGATTTTTTAAAAAAATCTCCATCTTGTTGTGAATTTTTTATAGCTTGGGAAAAAACAGCAATTGTTGTTGGTACATTTTTAAGTTGGCCAACAATAGTAGAAAAAACATTAGAAGTTATGAACTGCGAAAAAATAGGTGAGAAATATTATTTAGTTAGAGATGTATCCGTTGAATGTTATAATAATGAACATGTAATATATTTAACCATTTCTTATGTTGCTCTGGGTTTATATGGCATAGGAATTCCATTAATGGGGTTTAGACTTTTATATAAACATAGATTTAGATTATTTGATATGCAAAATAGATACGATGGCTCTACACCACTCTCCTTTTTATTTTTAGGTTATAGAGAGAAAAGGTGGTATTATGAATTTATTATTATGGGAAAAAAAGCGGCATTAATTGTTATTTCTGTTTTCTTAAGAAATTATCCAAGATATCAAATTATAGCTGCTTCTTTAATGGTACAAATTTCATTTTTTCTTCATGTATTTTTACGACCATACGATGTTATAACAAGCTATGGTATGATTTGTAATAAATTAGAAAGTATTAGTTTACTTTCTTTAGTTATGACATTAAGTACTGGTCTTTTTTTTGGTACAATAAATTCTGGCTACGAACTTGGTACTTTTGAAGATGTTTTAATTATTATATTAATTTTATCCAACGGTGGTATTACGCTGTATTTTCTCTCTTATTTTTTTATTTTAGCAAAAAAAAGTTTTAAATCGCATTTAAAAGAATTTGTGAATAAAAACGTTCAAAAAGATGATTTACAATGTTTTTTAAAATGTTGTTCAGAAAAATTTATAGATAATTTAGTTGAATGGGGTCATGGCATAGACGTAGATAATTACGGTATTCACTTAAAAAATGATATTGAAAAAGAAATTTTTGCTAATTTTTTTAAACAAAAACAGAGTAAAATAGGAATCTTAAATGAAAAAATAGATGGTATCAAAAAAAGAAGATTATCATTAAAATTAGATAAATTAAGAAATCAAATTCAGGTTATGGAAAAAGAAAGATGTTGGCAAACTATAAAAAATAACAGATTATATAATGAAGTTAAGAAAACAGCAATGATATCAAAAATGAACATGGATGATGAAAATATTAAAAAATTAGATGATATTTTTCATATGTATGTTGACAATGGTATTGAATATAATAAACGTATGAATTATTTATATATGAAAGAATTAAAAGGTATGATTAATAAAAGAAATAGTGACATTGATTTCTACGAAGAAAAACAAGAGAAAGAAGAAAAACAAGAAGAAAAAAATGAGATTATTTTTTCTGAAAATGATGCTATTTTTGTGAATAATGATAAAGAAGATGATATCATGGATATAATTATATAAATTAGTTTAATTATATAAATTAGTTTAGTTATATAAATTAGTTTTAATAGAAATAATATTTTATTTTACTTTATAAAATATTATGCCCGGAACAATTAAATTTAATTATAGTTTTGAAGATGGTTCTGGTAATAATTTAAATGATATTTCACTTTATAACCACGATGCTACTTTAACAACAGACGGAAGCGGTGTTTGGACTACAGACATTCCATTTGATACGAGTAGCAACGCTGCTTTAATATCACCATATAGTTTTACCTTTAACGGGGAAGATTACTTTGAAAAAGATTTGTCTGACAACTGGTCTGGTTCATTCACATTTTCTATATGGGCAAAACCAACTGAAGAAATGGATTTATATGACAGTATTTTTTCTACAAGTGATTCACATAACACCAATTATTCTTGGCAATTAGACGCAACAAATACAAAAAAATGGAATATTCGTATTAATTTACCTGATAGTGGTGTAAATACTTTTAATTTTGGAGACATATCCGAAAATATTTGGCAGCATATTGCCGTAACATGGACATATAGTGATATTTCAGCAAATAGAGAACTTAAATTATATTACAATGGCGAGTCCGTAGAAACATTAAACGCAACATCATCACCATCTTTACCTAATGATTTAAATTTTATTTTTGAAAAATATAAACTTGGTATTAATAGAAACAATAATAGCAAATTTAAAGGTTTATTAACGAGTAGTAAATTATACGATTCAGTTTTAAGTAGTTCAGATATATCTCAAATTTATAATTATAATGTAGATCCCAGCGGAAGTATTCATACTGATTGTAGTGATTGTCAAGCCGTAATACCTACTACACAACATATTTTTTTACCAGTATATTTGAACAATGAAAAAATTGTCATCGATTCATCTGAAAATTCGGTAACTACATTAGATGCTTCTTATAATTTTATAATGGACGCTGAGTTTGCTACAGCAAATTTCTTTAGAGAATTCTTGAGATATAAAAAACTAAATAATACATATTTATTTAGTTTTAACGAAAGTTATAAAATATTATTTGAAAACGCCTTAAAATCTGATATAGAAAACACCGCAACAACAATATATGATAGTTCATTTAACACAGGTATTAATCCACGGGAAGCTTCTATTGGTAGAATGTTGGTCAGATATATAGCAGATACTCTAATGGGTCATCCCTTTGCGCAAGCATTTATAGCAAATGAAAGTGAAATAATTAATTCTGTCAATACGAGTAACTTACATTTACAATTAACGTCGGCTGTTATTGATGGATTATCCACGTCATCTTTTTCATCACAAGAAATTTGTAATAGTTTAATGGTTCAATTTGTAGAAAATTCTCCTGACAGATTTTTATATGAAGCAGATAATACGGTATATAAATTTCCATTTTGTCCAGGTGATTTTGTATCTTTATTTATTAAAATGAATTGTACTATTAATTTAAATCAAATAACATCCGATGCTGCTTCTACTACAAATGTATATCAAATGTTAAAAAATATATTTGGTAATAAACCAGATGTAATTTTTGATGATTCAAATGAAAAAATGAAATTAGTTGAAAAAATATGGCGTATTAAAATTAAATTGAAATAATATTTTCATTGTTTTTTAAAACAAAAAATAATGAATACAGAAGATGTTATATTACCATTTCCTAGTTACGCCAGAGTAGATATTGAAAAAGCTAAAGGTAATAGTTATATTAATCAAAAAAATATATCAAAAAGTATTGCCACAGAACTTGTTCAAAAAGCAACATTAAATGCCAATAAAGTTCCATCTGAATTATATATACCAAGAGACGTACAATTAACCCAAGAACAAATTTCCAAAAAAGTCAAATATATATGCCCGTGTCCGTTACATGATGGAGATAGGTATGTTTCTAAATTACAAAGAGTACATGTTGGGCATTCTAGGGTTAGTATGATAGAAAAAGAGGGAAATAGCCGAGATACCAATAAGGTTATTGATGAAATACAAAATCTATGTATGAATTGTGAAAATGGCTTACCTACATTTTATGAATTATTAACTATAGTTGCTTATCCATTTGTACAAAATGTTTTAGATAGACATTCTGAAAATGCTGTAATGTACGCATGCCCTGTGTGTAATCATAAATGCGATAATGATAAACACCCTAATAATAATTTTATTGCTGTAGTAGAATAATTATTCGAGTAATAATTTCTCTCTAGTTTCATTTACATATTTTTTTTTGTCAATTAAACTAAGTATATACGTGTTTAACTTATCCAATAAATAAGGTAACTTACGTTTAACATCTATAATAATAGCAACGCGTGTACCTCTGCTTTTTTTTGATAATTTATGATAATAAGTATCATCAAATAAAAATCCTTTTTTCTCCATCCAATATAATTTTTTATTTTTAACTTTTAAATAATCATTTTTATCATTGTTACTAAATAATGTATAATGATATCTTAAAATACCCGCGTAAGGACCCCTATGTGTATGTATTTTTTTTTTCCCGTCTATAACACTAAAAAAACAAGTATATATATCTTCATTTTCAATTAGTTTAGATAAAATAGGAAATTTATCGGTATTAACTTTTCCATAATAATTCACAAAAAAGTATCCGTATTTATTGTTATTTTGATAAAAATTTTCAGAAAAAACTCCAGGATTTGTTAAATAATATGTTGAAAAGTTTTTCTCAAATTCTCTTAAAATATCTTCATGATATTTAGTAAATTTCTTATGAAAACTTAAATTTCTATAATTAAAAACATATGATTTATCATACATTTTAATTAGACTGTTCATGGTACCATTTAATAAATTAAATGAATCACTATAATATTCTAATGCGGGTATTAACGGTTTTTGTTTTCTATTTTTCTCGTTTAAAATAAATAAAAACAAAGATATGAAAAAAAATATAGAATCTATCATTTATTAATATAATTATTTTTTTTCTCAATATATAACATAATGCCCGGATACAATAAAATGATGAATGCTATTATGCCCAAAAAGAAGCGCAGACGAAAGCGCGTTAAGACACAAAAAAAGAAGAGAAAGCTTCGCAAAAACAAGACCAAGAAGGTGAAGAGACGCCGCAAACGCCGCAGAAAATAAATTTAAAATATAATTAATTTAATTATTATTTAAATTATTGTTCATTACTTGAAACATCTATTATTGTTTCAGTTTTTGTTTCGGTTTCGGCTTTTGTTTCTGTTTCTGTTTCATCTTCAGTATCATCTTGTTCAACTATGGGAGATTGTCTAATAATTTCATTATCTATATCAATGCTTATTTCTTTATTCGTTGATTTTATTATTGATTTTTTATTATTTGTGGGAGTTGGTTCATCAAAATCACTTGAATCTGGTGTAATAATATCGTTGCTTTTTCCAACATCTTCTAATTTTCTTATTAATGATGACATGCTTTTTGCGACAGTTGTTATACCAACTTTTTTCTTTTTTTGTGCTGAGCGAAGACGTTTATCATTCTCTAAGTTTTTTCTAGCTTCCGATAATTTTTGTTTTAGTTTAGCTTCAAAATAAGATTGTCTATCGGCTTCTTCTTTTCTAATTTTTGCAATTAAATTGTCTTCATATATTTTTTTGTCTTGAATTAACTTAAGTTCCTTTTCTTTTAATTCTAATTCTTTTTTAGCTCGTTCTTCTTTTTCTCTAATTGAATCTTTATAAACTTCCACACCAGTAATTTCCAGAATATCAGGTTTGATAAATTCAGAATTCTGAAATTTTTTGCCAAATAATTTAACTATATGAAGTGGTATATTTGGACTCTGCTCAATTAAGCGGTCCAATTCAATACGTCTATTGGCAATAAATTCCCTGCCACCACAACTTCTTTCATCCACTGGAAGTGAAAGCTCTACAGAAATATTTCTAGAAAATTTAGAATAAGCAATGCTGGCTGCGCGATGCCCTTCCAATAATTCGGATACTCGTAGAAACTGAGCTATAGTTGTTATCAAACCAGCCGATAAATTTAAAAATCCCGCAAATAAAGGAACATAACTTTGCCAACTAACGGGGAAAGCTCCCTGAGCAAAATTAGCTGTACCAGTAACTGTACTGATTACAATAACAGGTAAAGCAAAACGAAAATTCTGTTTTTCATAATGTATGAATGCCCTATCGTGCATAAATCTATAAGAAGAACCTATCTCACTCCACTTTTTCAGAATATTTTCCTGTTGACCATGCCAAATAATTTCTTCATCGGTATTTTTTTTGCTCATTTACATAATGTATATATTATATTACTAAATATTGTATTTATTATAATAGCTTATATGCTATAAGAATTTTAAAAAAACATATTTACATCCATGTAGTGTTTTTTAAATTGATTGGTAATTTATAAATTATTAATTATAGAAAATAATTAATAATAGAAAATAATTAATAATTTAATTAGTATGATAAATGTTGTTGGTGCTGTATTATTTGAAAAAAATAATATAATTTTGGCAAAACGTTCAAATAATTTAAAAAATTTTCCAAATCTTTTTGAATTTCCAGGTGGAAAGATAGAAGAGGGTGAAACTCAAAAAGAAGCATTAAAACGTGAATTGTTTGAAGAGTTAGAAATTAATGTAAATATTGCGGATATTCACGAATTTCTAGGAAATCAACATTCACATACAATTGAAAAAAGTGGAAAAGTAATACATTTAACACTTTTTATAGTAAAAGAGTGGGAAGGTAATATAAAAATACAAAAACATATTCATAGCGACTTAGCTTATGTTAATATTAAAAATTTAAATAATTTTACTGGTTTTATACCTGGAGATGCTGAATTTATACCAGCTATTGAAATTGCTCTATAAATCTTCTGGAATTTGTAAAGATATAAACTGTGACACATCTTTTTGTTTTTTAGCACAATATTCTAAAATTTTGTGAATATTATCAATTGTTTTGAATTGTCGTTCCAAATATTCAGTATCTTTTTCATTAAATAAAAGTTTTTCATTATTTTCATATAACCAATTCGTATATACCCTTTTCTCTTCATCTGACCAATCTAACATATTTATCCAATCTTTTAATCTTTTTCCACCTTTTGTTGAATTACATGAACGACATGATGGAACTATATTTAAAGCATTTGTAAAAGAATATTCATGATTAGTTGTGTTGCAACACGGATGTGCATGATCACCACATTCTCTATTTGCTTTTCTACACCAAAAACATTTATTTGGATCTATTCTCAACAAACTATTTCTATTGTCCACATCTTCTACTGTAATTTCAGGAGCATGATGCTTGCTATAACTTATAGCCATACCATGTCTTGTTGATCCATCCCGACCTTTTACACTCGTACCTGCTTTTGGAGCTCTTAATTTATTTTTTCGTTCTCTCTCAATGCGCTTTTTTTCTTTTTCTTCAGCTTTCTTTTTCTCTTTATCAGCTCGAATTTTTTCTCTCTCAATGCGCTTTTTTTCTTTTTCTTCAGCTTTCTTTTTCTCTTTATCAGCTCGAATTTTTTCTCTCTCAATGCGCTTTTTTTCTTTTTCTTCAGCTTTCTTTTTCTCTTTATAAAAATTAGATTTATAACACAATTCATTAGAACATTTCCTCTTTTTTTTTAATTTAATAGTATTACATACAGTACATATTCTTTTAGAAATCATTATTATTTGTATTTTGACTTATAGTTTAATTTATCAATTTAAATTAACAACAACCGAATCTTTTGTTTCAATCGTATTTCATCCATGAAAATATACACTTTGAAATTATGGAGAGATAAATTTTCCAGATCTTCTGTTGTTGTAAGTCTATTTGTCATTTTAAGACTAGGTAAATACACAATATATTGAAACAAATTATCATTTCTAATTAGCTTATCAAATATATAACCTTCTATTTTTTTCTTTGTTAAACGCGGGTCATTATAACATATATTCAATAACTTACAATTGCTCTGTACTTTTCTAATAGATCTCATTGTATCATTAATATAATCGATAGATGTATCAGTAATCCATTTTTCATAAAAAGACAATGATTTTTCATTGAATTTAACTATCCCCATTAAATCCTGGAAAACAATCATATTTAGTAAATCTACCAATCGTCTATTAGGACTTGTTATATGTAAATACGAATCTAATTTTAACATTTCATGACTATTACATTGATTATATTTACAATATTTTCCACCCATAGAATGCCATATTTTGAGAAAGCTGGCGATATCCTTCGGCGTTCCATTTGGAACATTATAATCAACATTATTTCGTGTAAATCGATAAATACCCTGTTTAAATTCTGTCATTTTCTTAGCAGTTAAATAGTTCATTAAAATCATATAAAACGATACAAGTTCATGTGAATTCATAAGATTATCTAATCGAATATTTTTTTTATTCATTTTTTGAGATAAGGTTCTTAATTGGTAATACATTACATTTTTATTCAATTCATATGTTTTATGCCTTAAATTTTTAGTAACCTTTATTATAGTATTGGAATAATCATACGATATTATTTCACCCGTTTCTTTATTTACAATAATGTCCATTGTAAACGCAAATCTTTTTTCATTTTCCAATAAACTACTTATCTCATCTGATATTCTTGTTGGTAGCATGGGTCTCTTTCTATCTGGTAAATATATTGTAGCAATTCTATTATTAAAAGAAGACCATAGGTCTAGTACATCAAACCAAAATGCTACATTAGATATATAAATGCTAACCATTGCTGTTAATTCATCTATATTCTTGTAACCAAGAGCATCATCTAAGTCTTTTGAACCAACTGAGTCTATTGTTATTATTTCCCAGTCTTGTCGATCTTCTATTTTATTTTTCTCAATGATTAAATTTATATAATGCTCTTCAGAATGTAATTTTAACATTTTTTTAGCTTTTTCTTTTAAATTGGTTATTGAAGCATATAAACTATTGCAGTACATTTGATACTCATAGAAACTGGATAATTTATCAACGTCACCTATTGTAATTTTAAGTGTTCCCATTGGATGTTTTTTTCTCCATGATGAAAACTTAAAAACAACATATTTATTTATTTGATGTTTTCTAAATTGAACATTTACTTTATATGGAACAATAAATTCTGGTAATCGTTTATCGTCTGGAATACAACGATATAAATATTTTTGTTTATAACGACCATATGTTTTATTTCCTTGTAAAACAAGAACACCAGATATAAATTTACTTTCTCTTATAGGTGAATGAATTATTTTAAGTTCGTTTTCATCAAGAGTAAATATATCGCAGTTAAATATCTTTGAATTTATGGGTTCTATATTTATTTCTCCTTCAATTTTTTTCATTGTTTTAGCATCGTAAACAACATATTCACTATAGTTTCTATCCGAAACATATATTTTATAATTCATAGATTATTAATTATGTAAAATATAATTAATAATTTTTAATTCAATTTTATAATTACTTTAGAGTAAAAACTTTAGTAAAGTATGCCCAGAAGAATATACCCACAAAACATTTAGCAAATAAGTCTAAATAGTTATAAGCAACATTTTTGAATTTATTTTCTTGTAAATACACTAAACCGTAACATATCCAAAATGTAAAGAAAGCCCAATAAAGTATAACATTATCAAATAACGGCTTCTTAGCTATAAATTTATAATAAATAAATCCATACAACGCGAAAAAGAAAATAAAACCAACACCTAACGCAGTAACTTTATCAACCATATTTGTAGAACCTGCGTATCCCGAGGCGAGCATCGCAAAATTCATCGCCAATATTTTCAAAAAAGTAGTGAACTTCAATCTACCTCCCGAATTATACAAGAATGCTAAACACAAAACAAGAAGCATAATTGGTGTCGTAATAAACCAATCAACATATCTTGTTTTATTTAATTGTTCATAATCAATATTGCCGTTATCAACTATTGATACAAATCTACCGTAAAAATATGCCGCTACAACTGAAATACATGTTTCTAAATTTAAAATGTGACGCACTTTTTCGACTTTTGTTCTCATTGCTTCAATAAATGTTATTGTCGCCGTTGTTAAAAGAAAAACATATGTTAAATAAAATGAATTTTTCACCATTTTTTCAGTACTTAAAAAATCAATCGCAGATGATAACATATAAATTATGTAATTATTTTTTTTTTATTATTTTCCTTTCGTTTATTTTTTTGTTATTAAAAATATTTATTATTTATAATGAGTGAAAATATGAATTACTCAGAATTACCGGGTTTAGGACCAAAGAATAATCAACGAGTCTTTTATATTGCTAGTTTTATCGTACTAATTAATTTTACGTTAATTACTGCTATCTGTTCTTACACTGCCAGTATGACTGGCGATATTACAAAAACTCTTGCTAATGTAAACACTGTCATAGGAGACCTAGATGTATTACTACCAGATGCTAAAGAATCACTTCGCATTGTTAAAGAAATGTGTAAACACGAAAATTTCACTAAAACTTGGGGAGATATTTGTTAATATATCTATTACATGGATGTAATATATTTTTCTAAATATATTATATCATGTCTAAATATTTACCATATCATATTGTATCACATATTTTAAGTTTTTTTTTATTTACAGAATATCATAAAAAATGTTTTTTAATTTCTAAAAATATAAAAAATATAATTAATAAAAATAAATTAATTACAGAAAAAAGAATATTTGATGATAGATTATTAATGTTAAAAGAAGATAATAATTATAACAGCGAACTATTGAAAAATACATTAATAAATAACTGGAAACGTTTTTATCATTATAATTGGGGTAATCATTATATGAAATATTTTAATTTACATGACCAAAAATATAATATATTACAATCTTGGAAAAAAGGCGATATTGTAGATGCGTTTGATTTTGTTAAAAGTTGGGCGCCCGCTAGAATCATTAAAAAAAAAATAAGTATTAATCCAATTTTTGATGAAACCGTTTCTAAAACATTTGATATTTTAAAAATAGAATATGTCGTTCGTTTTCTAGGTTGGTCAGAACATTTTGATGAAACAGTTTCATGTAATAAAATAAGAAAATTATGTACCCACACCATTCACCCATTTAAAAAATATGAATGTATTACAAGAGATTGTTCTAAGAATCATTATTGGACATATGTAAAAAATAAATCAGATAAAACATGGAATATGGTAAAAATAAGAAATAGAATTATAAATGAAAATACGAATGTTGTTACTTTATTTACAAGTGAAAATAATATTTATATTGTTACACCTGATAACATAGATGAAACAATACGATGTATTTCTAATATATCTGTATTTTTGACAGATAGTAACCATTCATTTGATTACGGAAATAGAAATTTTGATTTTTAATTATTCAAAGCTAATTTTTTCAGCAATTTCTCTTTTAATATTTTGTTGTTGTAATAAACCCATCAACAAATTAGGTAATACCGATACAGTACTCATATACGTTCTATACTTAAAAACACATATACTAGAAACTTTAACATATTTGATTGAATACCACCAGTAAGGTGGGATATTTATAATTTGACCCGGGTTAAGCTCTAAATCTAATACTTTTACTTTATCAAATTCCGGTTTATATTTATCTTGAATATCCCATGGGTCAACAGGTGAACCAAATTCAAAAATGTCATAATCATTCTCTTTTTGTAAATATTTTCCATGTAATGGTGGTATTAATTTCATATTCACTTTGCCACTTGTTACCATATAAAAGTTTCTATGGCTAATATTATATCTTAACGGTGTATAAGATTCCTCACTACCAGACATAAAATCATATTTACATATTGAGACCAATGGTGGTCTCAAAAAAGAATCATTATATCTAAATGTTTTTAATAATCCTGTTTCTTCTAAAAAGTCATTGTTATTTTCAATAATTACTTTATTATTTTTTTTACTCTGAAAAATTTTCACAACTTCGCTTAATAAGATTGGTAAATAAACTTCTCTTTCTTTATCTTTTTCATCAATATTTCTAATTTTAACATCAAAGGCACCATATAATTCTTCCAATTTTCCAATATTTACAATCTCAATAAGATTGTCATTATTATATTCAAACAATACTGGTTGTTTTAAGTTACAAATTTCTTCTAAACGGTCCTTTGAAACATTATCAATTGTATATACTTCTAAATCATTACTAGTATCTAAGTGAAAATGCATATGAATATATAAAAAAAGAACTATACTAAATATAATTACTGTAAGAAAAATTTCCATTATTAAAAATATCAAAGAAATGAATATTTTATTTTAAGCGTATTTAATCTTCAACTTTTGGTGCTATATAAAATTTGAGCGAATTTTTTTCGGGATCTTTTTCAGATAGTTCATAAATAATTTTCATTGGACTATCTTTTAGTAAATGAAATTTCACAATTTTATTTAATTTTGTAAAATTAGTAAAACATTTAATCATTTTAATATTGAAGAATTGACTAATATCAACATCTTCCTCAATGAGATATTCTTCTAAATACTCTTCTTTAATTATAATTTCTGATTTTCCATAATCACCACGGGAAGACAGTTTGACATTTTCCTGATAACAATTAACATATAAATCATCACCAAACATAGACAATTCATTAATATAATC